CTGACCAAGCGCCAGGAGGCTGTCGAGGCCATGGCCAACATCCTCCAGACCAGCCCGCAGTTGTGGCAGGTGGCGGGCGACCTGTTCATCAAGAACATGGACTGGCCGGGCGCGCAGGAGATGGCGGCCCGCTTCAAGAAGATCATCGACCCGAAGGTGCTGGCCGAGGACGACAAGTCGCCGGAACTCCAGTCGGCCGAGCAGATGATCGAGGCGCTGACCCAGCAGCTCAACCAGACCATGGGTATGGTCGAGAACATCCAGAACTCAATGGAAGCGCAGGAGTTGCAGATTAAGGCGTATGACGCCGAGACCAAGCGCATCAGCGCCGTGCAGCAGGCCATGACGCCTGACCAGATACAGGACATCGTCATGGGCACCATCGCGGCGGCCATCGAGACGGGCGACATCTCGAACGGACGCCCGACGATGCCGCAGCCGTCCGAACGTCAGATGCCGCTGCCGCCTGAAATGCCTGTTGAAGGAGCCCCCGTATGAGCAGTTGCGACAAGTTTCTAGGTATGCTGTTCCTTGCGCGCGACGTGACGCACTCGGCGCACCTCAACACACGGTCGTTTGCCAAGCACAAGGCGTTGGGTAAGTTCTACCCGGCAATCATTGACCTAGCAGACACGTTTGCCGAAATGTATCAGGGCAAGTACGGCTTGATCGGGCCGGTCATGCTGATGTCGGCCGACAAGTCGAACAACGTGCTGGAGTTTCTGGAGCGCCAAGCGGCGGAAATCGAAGAAATTCGGTATAAGGTCGTAGACAAGGACTGCACGCCGCTTCAGAACGTCATCGACGAGATCGTAGGGTTGTACTATACTACGATTTACAAACTCAAGTTCCTCGCATAAGGAGGCTATCATGGGCCTTAAGACCACAACGCAGTGCCTTGGCTACCAGCAGATCACCAGCCTGTCTGCATCGACTGCGCTGACCGTCCCGGTTGGGGCCACTCTGGCCTTGGTCGTTGCGGAGACGCAGGCCGTTCGCTGGCGTGACGACGGCACGGCGCCGACCGCTTCGGTCGGGATGCCGCTGGCTACGGGCGTGTCGCTGTCCTACGACGGCGACCTCAAGGCCATCCGGTTCATTCAGCAGACATCCTCCGCAACCATCAACGTGTCTTATTACGCATGATCCGTTCCCCGGCTGGTTTTGGTGGTGAAGACCGCATCAAGCGGTATCTGGACTATTACCAGCCCAGTTACGGCGTGATGATGCTGTCGGCCGGTCAGTTTTCGCTCGTTGCCCTTGAGTGGGACGCCACCGCCGACACCTATGTGACGGCCTCAAGCGGTGTGCTCGCCAATGTCCACGGCAAGATGCGGCGCTGCGTGCTGAACTCCAACGGCACGGTGAACTATTACCTGAGCGCCACCAACAGCACGCTGAAGGCTGACGGTGTGACCCCTGCCGTGCTCGACGGCACGGACGGCAACGTCATGGTTGAGATACCGCGCTTCTGGTACAAGTACACCCGCGCCAGCGCGAACAACATCTGGGAAATTGCGGATGGGCCTGCTGCGGGCTTCACGCTTCACCCGGCGTTTACCAAGGCGGGCGTCGATGTCACGCATCGCTATGTCAGTGCATACGATGCCTGCCTGCGGTTTTCGCGCTCCATCACGGCGGTGGCTGACGCTGGCAGTGGAGACATCACGGTCACGACATCTGTCGTCCACCCGCTCTATGCGGGCGACAGCGTGACGATTTCCGGCACGACGAGCTACAACGGCACCTACACTGTGGTGACGCGCGCCAGCACCACGACGTTCACGGTGACGGCTGCGTTCGTGGCGACCGAGACGGGAACGGCTGCGGGCTGGGTGTCGGGCAAAAATCTGGAGGACATGACGGCCAACATTCAGACGGGGGCTGGCGCGGACAGGCTGGCAAGCGTCTCGGGTCAGTATCCGCTGGTTGGCATCACACGCGCGGAAGGACGGCTCCTTGGTGTCAATGCTGGCACGGGCTGGCATCAGTTCGACTTCGCGCTGTGGTCAGCCATACAGATGCTGTACCTGACCGAGTACGCGAACTTCAACTCGCAGACCACCTTGGGCCAAGGCAACACGAATGGCTCGTACCTGTCTTCTGACGCCGTCCAGACCAACAGCCCGCACACCATTGCCGGGGCATCGAACACGGCGTTTGCCAATGCGTCCACGGACGGCACGCAGGCGAGCGCGGGGGCCAGACCCGGCACCGCTTATATGTCGTATCGCGGCATCGAGAACATCTTTGGCAATTGCTGGAACTGGAATGACGGCATCAACGTCAATCAGGGCACGGCGGGGCATGTCTGGTACACCAACGACTACGAGGACTTTGCTGACAACACGACGACCAATTACACGCAGATCGCCACCACGCTGCCGACCGGATCGGGGTTCATCAAGGACATCCTGTCGGGTGTTGGATTTGGCTTTCTGAGTTCCAGCAATTCCGGCGGCTCCTCTTCCACGTTCCTGACAGACCAACATTTCGCGTCCGCGTCCCTCGCGCGCGTGGTCTGTTCCGGCGGGAGTGTGGATAATGGCGCGAATGCGGGCTTTTTCTGCGTCTTTTCGGGTGATGGTGCGAGCCTTTCGACTCGGAGGATCGGCGCGCGTCTTGCATTTTAAGGAACAAGAAAATGGCATTCGTAACCGCAAACTGGGAACTTCCCGTCTATCAGGTGATCGGCCCGGTGGTCCGGGTCCACTGGAACTACAGCCAGCGCACGGTTGACGGCACGGATGAGCCCACCATCGCCTACGACTGCGAGGAGGCCGTCGTGCCGCTGGACGCCGACCGCGCCACGTTCGTTGAACTGGTCAACGCCGAGGGCGGCGACGGCGAGGCGCTGGCTGATGGGTGGTTTGTAAACCCTACGATGGATACTGCCGATGCCGATGCTTGAGAATGTTTCTGACGCGGTTGCGCTGCTGGCTGCAAAGGCTGCCGAGAGTGTCGCGCCGATCCAGCCTCCCGCGCCTGTTCCGCCAGAGGCTTGACACTACAACCGTAACGTAAGATAATGCCTGAAACCCGACTGGCCGGATGCCAGGAACCGAAAGGTACGTGAATGACCGAGAACGAACTAGCGGTTGCGACCGCGCCGGAACAGGCTCCCACGGCGGCGCCCGCTTCTGAACCAGACAATTCATCGCCGGAACCGACGCCTACGGATGCGCCCAAGACCTTCTCTCAAGAAGAACTGGACGCCATCGTCGGCAAACGTCTCGCAAGAGAACAACGGAAATGGGAGCGCGAGCAAGCGCGGAAGCAGACGGCCCAGCCTACGGCACCCTTGCCGGAACCGCTGAAGCCCGACGACTTCACCAACGCGCAAGCCTACGCAGAAGCCATGGCGGAACGCAAGGCGGCAGAGATGCTGGCCCAGCGGGAAGCGGAGGCAGAACGCACGGCGACGCTCGACGCCTATCAGGACCGTGAAGAGGAAGCCCGCGGCAAGTACGACGATTTTGAACAGGTCGCCTACAACCCGAAGCTGCCAATCACGGAAACGATGGCGCAAACCATTCAGTCTTCCGAGATCGGTCCCGATGTGATCTATCACTTGGGGTCGAACCCGAAGGAAGCCGAACGGATTGCGCGCCTCAGCCCGCTCTTGCAGGCACGGGAAATCGGGAAGATCGAAGCCAGACTGGCGTCGTCTCCACCGGCCAAGAAGACCTCAACCGCCCCGGCTCCTATCAGTCCGGTCACGGCCCGCACCTCTGGTGCGCCTGCGTTCGACACCACCGACCCGCGCTCTATCAAGAGCATGTCAACGTCGGAGTGGATTGAAGCAGAACGGCTGCGCCAGACGAAGAAGTACGAGGCACAACGTAAACGTTAACTTACTGAAGAAAGGACCATTTAGGTCATGGCTAATAGCATTCTTACTATTGACATGATCACCCGGAAGGCTCTGGAGATTAACTAATTCGGTCTCCCTTGGGGGCAACCCCTCGAAAAATAACTGTGTGAATTCGGTGGACGTCATGATACGATTATTTCATGAAAACACCGAGCCAAGACAAAGACGAGAACAATTCCGACCTGACACCGGAAGAACTTCTCCGAAAGAAGAACAGAGAAGCCGCCCAACGCTACCGGGCCCGTGATCCTGAAAGGCACCGCCGCCGCATGAGAGAGTGGCGCGAGGCTAACCGGGAGCGGGCCCGAGAGCATTCTAGGGAGTGGCGCAACCGCAAATTGGCTGAAGGCACACCTGAAGATGTTGCGCGCATTCGCCAGATGGAGCGTAACAAAACCAAGCGCAATCAAGCCAAATTGCGCGACGATGTGTTTGGCGCGTATGGCGGCTACGTTTGCGCCTGTTGCGGCGAAACAGAACCTAAGTTCTTGTCCATAGACCACATCAACAACGATGGTAATGTAGAGCGCAAATCAGGGGTGTACCACAGCAGCGGAACGGCGTTTTATTTGTGGCTGCGAAAAAACGCTTTTCCTTCTGGTTATCAAGTGCTATGCATGAACTGTCAGGTCGGAAAGCATCGCAACGGCGGTGTTTGTCCTCATCAATGTAAGGTGTAACGACTATCCCGAAAGGGAGTAGGGCCAAGCGGCCCAAAGCGCACAGCCCCTCTGCGGAGGGTGAAGAGATAGTCTGCTCTGCATGGTGACATGCAGCAGCTTCGAAAGAAGCGGATCGGTTTTAGCGAAACCGGTTGAACATTTGGCCTCGAGAACAACCTGGTGATCACCCGCAACGTCAACCGCGCCTACGACGACAGCTTCGCTGTCGAAGGTGCCAAGATCGGTTCTACCCTCCGCATCCGTCTGCCCGACCGTGCGCTGGTGACCGACGGTGCTGCCCTTCAGGTGCAGGACGACAACGAGCAGTTCACCACGCTCACCGTCTCCAGCCAGAAGCACATTGGCGTCAACTTCACGTCTGCCGAACTGACCATGCAGCTCGACGACTTCGCTGATCGTGTGCTCAAGCCGCGTATCTCGCAGCTTGCGTCCTCCATCGACGCTGACGTTGCCAACTCCTACAAGTCGATCTTCTCGACCGTTGGCACCCCCGGCACGACCCCGGCCACTTCGCTTGTCCTGCTTCAGGCCCAGCAGAAGCTGAACGAGTACGCTGCCATGATGCCGAACCGCTACGCCACGGTGAACCCGGCGGCCAACGCGGGCCTGGTCGAAGGCATGAAGGGTCTCTTCAACCCCGTTGACACGATTTCCCGCCAGTTCAAGAACGGCATGATGGGTGAAGGTGTCCTCGGCTACGAGGAAATCAACATGTCGCAGTCCATCAAGCAGCACACGACTGGCTCGCGCGCTGCCACGGGCGCGACCGTCAACGGCAACGCTACGGAAGGCGCTTCGACCATCACGCTCGCGTCTGCTGGCAACGCCCTGACCTTCACCGTTGGTGACGTGTTCACGGTGGCTGACTGCTTCTCCGTCAACCCGCAGACCCGCGAAAGCACGGGTTCGCTTCAGCAGTTCGTCGTGACCGCTGCGGCTACCTCGTCTGCTGGTGGTGCCGTGACCCTCAGCGTTTCCCCGGCGCTC